GAATGACGCCGTGGCCGGGATAGGGCGCCCAGAAGTTCGCCGGCAGGAACGCCTGCGCGCCCATGCCCGCGGTGTCGTTGATGAGCACCTCGGAGGTAAAGGTGTTCTTGGCCGTCCCGACCGCGGTGGACTGGTAGATGAGCTCGGTGCTCGTGCCGGTCGTGAACGAGCCGCCGCCGATGCGCGGGATGCGCCGACCGTCGGGCAGGATGAGCGGCGACCCGAGGTCCCGGTACTCCTCCTCGGTCATCCAGCCCTGGAGCTGGTACCCGTCGTTGCCCTGCGGCGGTTCGTAGATGGGGATGCGCATGGTCCGCTCCTAGCCTGTGAAGGTCATGATCCCAGTGGCGGACCACTGGACGACGTAGTTGCCGTTGGTCACCGCGTTCGCCCCGCCGAAGTACACGTAGCAGATGCCCTGGTTGGCGACCGGCGCGGCGAGCGTGTCGTCGTAGATGAGCGCGCCGTAGTTGGCGGCGAGGGTCGTGGTCGAGTTGGCGCTGGCGGTATCCGCGGCGTCGAAGGTGTAGACGTTCGACGAGAAGCCCGACGCGAGCGAGAGGAGCTGCCGCCCGATCGCGGGCCAGCCCGACGCATCGAACACCCCGCCCGCCGCCCACACTCCCGCGGCATACGCGCTACTGGCCGAGGCGACCGTCTGGGACGGGGTGAGGGAGTTGTCGAACAGCGCCACCTTGATGTCGTCGGTCGAGAGGTTGAAGGCAGTCGTGTTCTCCAGCGCGTCCTCGATGAACGCCATGAACGGTTCCGAGCTGGTCCACGCCATCGGGACTCCTAACGCTGACCGGAGGTGGGCGTACCGCGGTGCGGCCTGCGGGTGATGACCTTGGCGTGGTGCGCCCCGATCCCGGCGTTGACCGTCGGCGCGAGGACGACCGTGTCGTTGGAACCGTCAGGACGCTCGGTCCGGATCGACATGACCGGCCGTCCGGTCTGGTCCTTCTGCACCAGTTCGCGGCCGACGTAGTCCTCGCGTTCGGCGTACGTGATCCGTGCCCCGCTACCGACCGGGACCATCGGCGCCTGCAATCCCCGTCGGGGGCACAGGTGGAACGGGGTGACCGCCTGCCCTCCGGCGGTCTGGGTGACTGCGGGGCAGTTGGGGCAGTACCACTCGACCGGACGCAGGATGTTCAATGCCGGGTGCTCCCCTGCAACCGGAGGCGCCCGGAGATGAGGTCGGCCAGCTCGTCGATGCCCGACGGCCCGCCGTAGACGTTGCCGAAGTGGAAATGGTACTCGCCGCCTGCGGCGAGGCCGCTGCCGCCGCTGCCGATCTTGTGGTTCGGCACGATCATCCCGGAATGGTCGGGGATGTCGAACTCGGGACCCTTCTCGCCGACGATACGCGGTTCCCCGGCCTTGTACCGACCGCCGGCCGCAAGGACCTGCGCCTTGCCGCCGCCGCCCTTGACGATGAACCCCAGGTCGGGCGTCCCCCAGCCTGCCTTGAGTCCCGCCTCGGCCTTGTTGCCGAGGTACTTGCCCGCGGTGTATGCGGCCGGACCCTTGTCGTGCAGGTGGTCGGCGAAGTTCTGCCCGGCCTGGTTGGAGAACTTGCCGGCGTCAGCCCGCAGCGTGTAGAGGGCGTCGCTGGCGGTCTTCGCCATGAACATGGCCCCCGCCTTGACCTCGGGGTTGCTCGAGTCCATGCCCGCGCGGAGCTTCTTGGAGACGAGGATGCCGTGGAGCTTGGTCTCCTGCTCGGCCGTGGTCATCGTGTTGTTGAGGATGTCCTTGTACGCCTGCCACGCCTTCTGCCAACCTTCGCGACCGGCGGTCATGGCGGCAGACATCTTGCCCGGTAGGGTGCGGAACGCCGCGGCGATGCGGGCCGTCTCCGTCTCGGCCGCCGTCGCGACGCCCGAGTAGTCGACCTTCATGGTCGCGGCGTCGATGCGGGAGGTCCGGGCCGCCTCGTCCATCGCGCTGCCCATGCTCAGGACCGCCTCGTTGTACTGCGGAACGTGATCCATCCCGATGTTATCGACCACATCCGAGAGGAAATCCAGGGCGCTGGCGAAGAACGGGGCCGTCTTGCCGCCCAGCTTCTCCATCGACTCGTCCACCTTCGTCTGGGAGACGAGGACCTTGCCGCTCAGCGTGTCGGCGTAGGCGATGGCCTGCCCCTCGGCCGCCTTCTGGACAGCGGTCAGGGCGTCCTGCGCGGTGGCCCCGTCCTTGAGCACGATGCCCATCGACTTGAGAAGGCGGAACTGGCCCCCTTCGACCTTGACCAGTGCGTCCGTCGCGGTGGCGAGGTCGACGCCCTTGAGGCGGGCGAGGTCCATCGCCGCCGCCTGGACCTCGAGCCCCTTCTGGTAGTCGTGGGTGGCGACGACGATCTTGGCGAGCGAGTCGCGCTGCTCGTCGTCGCTGAACCCGAGGTCCATGCGGGCCGAGAGGACGCGCTCGATCGCGTCCTGGGTGCCGTTGTAGACGGTGATGTTGGCCTTGAGCGAGGTGTTCAGCCGCGCCCGGCTCGCCTCGTCGGCCATGAACGCCTTGACCGAGTCCCCGAGGATGCCGACGACGCCGCCGATGGCCGAGGTGAGCAGGCCGTATGCGGAGATGCCGGCGCCCATCCCGAAGCCCTGCGCGACGGACTTGAAGCCCTTGGAGTTGCCGATCGCGGTGAGCTTCGCGCCGAAGCCCGACGCGGCCTTGCCCGCCGTGTCGAACCCGGCCTTGGCCTTGCTGGCATCGACCTGCGCTTCGGCGACGACCGCGCGGGTCACTTCATCTTCTCCATCGCGTTACGGTAGACGTAGAACGCGCGCCACTCGACGTACTCGGCGTTGGACATCGCGTCACGCATCTGCGCGACAGTCATCCCGAGGCGTTCGGCCAGGATGAAGTCGAACGGGTCGAGCAGCCCCTCCATCAGTCGTCGCTCGGCGATGGTTGGGGGGCCTTGCCGTCCTGACCGAGCAGCCCGGAGAGGCGCAGGATCTTGTCGGTCAGGAGGTCGGCCACGGCGTTGGTGACCTCGCCCAGCCACCGCTCGGCCTCCTCGGGCGTGACCTCCGCGCCGATGGAGAGGCAGTACACCTCGGCTGCATGGGTGTCCTCGAGGCCCGCCATGTGCAGCGCCTCGGTGCGCGACAGGCCCCGGACCGGGACGTCGGTCCCGTTGACCGTGACGACCCCGACAGGGATCGGGCTGGCTGGCAGCGTCATCGTTCCTCCTCCTAGAATCCCCGAGTCTCGAAGCCGGCGCCCTTGGCCGCCGCTTCCATCCCATCCCCGACAGCGCCCTCGATGTCCTTCTCCGCCGCATCGAACGCGGGGAAGACGTAGCGCCCCGTGGCGATGTACGGCCGCTCGACCGAATGGTTCCGACCGACCGCGCCACCGAAGTCGAGCCAGCCGAAGTACGGCACGTCCGCCCCGCCCTCGACCGACGCGCCGCGCTTGGATGCACGCGCCCGGACCGACCCCGCCGCCCGACCGGAACGACGGGGCGTCCGCCGTGCGGCGTCCCGGGCGATGGCCTCGGCGACGGGCAGCAGCCTGCGCGCGGCCTGCCGCTCGACGTCGTCGCCAGCCTTGCGATAGGCCCCGACGAGCTCGCGCAAGCCCGTGACCTTGAACTCCACCCTACTGGGTCGTGGGCGTGACCGCTCCGGTCGTCACCCAGTCGGAGCTGAACGTGACGAGGCCGCCGACCTCGGCCGGCTCGGCGATGGAGGTGATGTTCGCGCTGAACGTGTAGGTCCGCTGGCCCGAGGCCGTGCCGCCGGGCTTGTAGATGAGCGCCACCGGGGCGCCCGTGGCCCACGCCGCCCACAGGACCGCGAGTGGCCCGGTGGTGATGGTCGGGTCGAAGTTGCCCTCCATCGTGAACTTGCCGCCGGGGATGCCGGTGAGGCTGGTCTGCCATGCGTTGCCGAACGTCGTCGTCTCGGCCGCGTCCTGCTCGACGCTCAGCTCGAGCGACGTGCAGAACGTCCCGATCTCCGTACCGGCCACGCTGATCTGCGCGGCCTTGCCATGCTTGAAGGCCATGTCCTATCTCCCTAGAAGTTCCGGGCGTAACTGAGGCCGAAGGTGATCCCGTCGCCACCGGCCCCACCCGTGCGCGTGGCGATGTAGCGGACGTATCGGCGCAGGGCGGTGGTGGATGTTGCCGAGAGGAGCCGCTGCGAGGTGGCGGTCGTGGCGGCGGTGAAGGCCCCGCCGGTCACGTCCGCGCCGTCCGAGAAGTTCGAGGCCGAGGCGTCCTGCAGCTTGACGACCCACGACCCGCCGTCGACGAGCGAGACGTGCAGGTGGGCGACCCAGCCGGTGGCGGTGGCGGCCGTGTCGTCCTTCGTCGCCCCGGTCGTGGTGTTCGTGTCCTCGGTGAAGGTGTGCAGGATGTCCCCGAAGCCGACCGTGCCCGACGCCATCGGATCCCAGCTCACCGCCACGATGCCGCCCACC